TGTTTTTAAAATAGCTCTTTATACTTCTTCAGCAACTCTAAACTCAGCGACAACTTCTTTTACAACTGGAAACGAAGTTTCAAACTCTGGTCAGTATACATCTGGTGGTGGAAAGTTAGTTAACCTAGCAACTTCAATTACAGCTGGTGTAGCAAGAGTAGACTTTTCAGATAGATCGTTTACTGGAGTGACGTTAACTGCTAGAGGTGCTTTAATCTATAATACATCGTTCTCAAATGCAGCGGTGGCAGTTTTAGATTTTGGAGCAGATAAAACAGCTACATCTGGAGTTTTCACAATTCAGTTTCCAGCTAATACATCAACAGCAGCGATTCTAAGGATCTCTGGTTAATCGTAGGAGGTAAACTCCTATGGCAGGTTGGTCACAAAATACCTGGAACACAGGATCTTGGGGAACGGGCGTTGATAACATTATTATCCCTACAGGGATAGCTGCGGCTTTTGGAATAGGTTCACTAACTACAACTTCAACCGTCGAGGAAGGTTGGGGTAGAGATGGTTGGAGCCAAAGAGCTTGGGGCAATCCTAGTCAAATTGTAACTCCTGTTACACCTGAAGACGACATGACCATGTCGTTAAACTCTGTTTCAATCACAGCAGAAATTAATGCCGGTTGGGGAAGAGCTAATTGGGGTGATTTCTCATGGGGTATTCAAGGAACCACTCTCGCTACAGGTAATGCTCTTACAGGAGCGTTAGGTAATGAAAATATTTTAATTGATACTACTACTGGTCCATCTACAAATAACAATCAACTTATTACAACTGCTCTTGGTTCTCCAAACATTGACATTCAAACAAAAGTATTTCCATCAGGTTTACCATTAACTGCAGCTGAAGGAACAGCAGACGCTGGTCCTGATGCTATGGCAACAGGTATTGGAATGGCTATGGGTGTTGGAACCATAGATGCATTTAACCAAACAGGTTGGGGTAGACAACAATGGAATGTAAACGCATGGGGCGTTGAAGGTCAATTCGCAACAGCAATTGTAACTGGCATAGCCATGACAGCAGCTGCTGGAACATTAGGAATGACTGGAAATGCTAATTTAACTCTTAATACTTTAAATGTAGCACAAGCAACTCTTGGTATTGTAGATCCTGCTCCTGATGCAGGGGTCGTTGGTGAAGCAATGATTGCATCTGTAGGTACAGCTTTAGGTCAAGCTGGAGCAGGCGCAAATCCTTCAGGAATTGCAATGACAGCTGGTTTAGGAACAGCTGTGGGTGTTCCTGGTCAAAATATTGTACCAACAGCTTTTGCACTAAATAATCAATTAGCTTCCGTTTCCGTTAATATTCACATAGATATTCAGCTTACAGGTTTTGGCTTGACTATGAACCAAGGATCTGGTAGTGCTTTGATCTGGAACGAAGTAGATACAGGTTCAGCGCCTATTACACCTCCAGGATGGCAGGAGGTGGCTGCATAAAGAGTTTGACACAAACTCTTATTTTTAATAAAATGAACAAATAAGGAATTAAAAAATGGCTAATTCAACATCTGCTAATCTAAAACTTACGGTTCAAGCAACTGGTGAAAACTCGGGAACTTGGGGTCAAATTACAAATACAAACTTACTTATTTTAGAACAAGCTATTGGTGGTTTTACCACTTTCAATTTAACTAATGCTAACAGATCACTAACATTTTCTAATGGTGCTTTATCTAATGGTAAAAATGATGTTATTAGATTAACAGGAACATTAGCAGCTAACAGAACGGTAACTATTCCAGATTCAATTGAAAAAACTTATTTTGTACAAAACAATTGTGATCATGCAGGAAACACTTTAACTTTTAAAACTTCTTCAGGAACAGGTGTTCTTTTATGTGAAGGTAATTGTTACACATTATATTCTGATGGAACTAATATTGAAAAAGTAAATGAGTACAGAAAATGGAGAGTAGTATCTGCAGCTGAAACGGTTCAAGCTGGAGCTCAGCTTTTAGTAAACACAAATGGTGGAGGAGTAACAATAACGCTACCTGCCTCACCTGCTACGGGAGATGAAGTGCATTTTGTCGACCAAGGTTATGATTTTAATAGTAATGCATTGACGGTTGGAAGAAATGGATCTAATATTGCTAACGCAGCATCAGATCTAGTAGTCAATACACAAGGCGCAGCTTTTGGATTAGTATTCTCAGGCGATGCTACAACAGGATGGACTTACACGGAGAAATAATATGTCAAATTACGAAGCAACAAAATACGATTTCGATGGAGGAAACCTTACAGGTATCGAAGGTATACCTACGGCTACTATTGTGCCATGGTCTTCTTCATCAGTGCCAACAGGCTTTTTAGAGTGTAATGGTGCCTTAGTTTCAAGATCAACTTACTCTGCTTTATTCGCTGTTATAGGAACAACTTACGGAGCTGGAGATGGCGCAACTACTTTTAAACTACCTGATTTACAAGACAACGTTGCGGTAGGAAAATCAGGAACCAAAGCTTTAGCATCAACTGGTGGAGCAAACACGGTTACTTCAACTGGAAACGTTGGAGGTACTACAGCTAATGCAACTTTATCAACAGCACAACTTGCATCTCACTCTCACGCTCCTGGACTTGCACCACCTACAGGTCCCGGTCCTGGTATTAACTTTGGTTCTTCTAACCAAGGTATTAGAAATACAGGAACAGGTTCTGCGGGTAGTGGTACAGGTCACCAACACAATATGAGTGCAACATTTACTGGTGATGCAACTTCTGTTCTGCAACCATATTTAACAATAATTTATATTATTAAAACATAGGAGAAAAAATGGCTACAAATTCAACATGGACGGTAATATTCGAAGACAAGATGATTGTTAATCATGGTATGAAAAATGATGTAGGTCATTCAACAGGATATGTAATTAATGATGATAATTTTTGGGGCTTAGCTAAATTTAATAACATCTGGGCTATTCAATATGGAACATCTAATCCTAGTGATGCTGTAGAATATAGAGATACAACTCCACACTCTACATATGAAGATGCAAATTTAGGTGACTTTCAAGAATTTATATCTAGATGGGATGCTGCGCATTTAGCTCAATTACAAGCTGATTGGGATGCAAATGAAAGTCCAGAGTCTGAAAAAGGTCCAAGACCAACTTCTTATTCTTCTTAATTTTTATACCACACTAACATCACGTATCTGTCACCATTTATTAATGGAGACACTTTATGTTTTACGTCAGAATTAAATAAAATAATTTTACCTGTTTCTGGTTCTGCAGTGTAATTATCTATCGTAGTTCTACCACCTTCATAGTTTTCATTTAAAAATGTTATGGTAGTTTTATTATAATAAGCTGAATCATCATGCCAATCATGATATTCTCCTATTGGCCATTTTAATATTTCAAAATTTTTTATATAATATCCAGGATATATTTCTTTATATTTATCAACGAGCCAATCTATTTTAGGATCTAAATTTAACATTTCTAGTATGTGAATTTTTTTTCTTTTTTGATAAAAAGAAGCTTTAGATTCATTAATATTAAAAAAATTAATACAATAATTACAAACTTCTTTTGACAAGAAGTTTTTTATTGAGATCATAATTATCTTAATCTCATCCAAGAAGTTAAAATATATTTTTCACCAGATAAGGGTGAATTACCTCTATGAACGTATGGAAAGGCTGCTGGCCAAATAACTATTCTACCAGCTTTTGGTTTTACTCTTTTTGAAAAATTTAAAAATTCAGTTTCTCCACCTTCTTCTACATCATTTAAATATATAGAAAAAGCAAATGCTCTAGGCTCGTTATCAAATCCTTTACCATGTTCAATATGCCAAAGATGATAACCCTCTGTAGGTAAAGTTTTTTGAATTTTTAAGCAAGTAAAATGAAAAGGAACTCCGTAAGCATCACCTGCTCCTGTGCACTGAATGTAATGTTTCCAAGCCATTTCAAAATTAAGCATCATAATTTTTAAATTATCCCACCATATTTCTATATTTTCACCTGTACCAAAAAATTGTTGATCTTGTTTATCTAATACAGATGCTTTTTCAAAGCCGATTCTGTTTATGGTGCGATTAAATTTATTTTCTTCTTCGTATAATTTTATAGCTTTATCGCATTCATCCTTTGTAATGTAGTTGTCATACACACCAATAAAGTTGGTGATATTTACGGTTTTTTCCATTAAGATCTCTCTTTCATAATTTAAATAAGTATTATATAACGATTTATATGCTACAGAAATTAAAATTCAAGGCAGGATTTAACAAACAAGACACAGATTCAGGGGCAGAAGGCCAATGGACTGATGGTGATTTTGTAAGATTTAGATATGGTATGCCTGAAAAAATAGGTGGATGGTTACAATTAACCGCTGCTAATAAAACTTTACCTGGAGCAGCTAGGGCACAAGTTGCATTTTCAAGTTTTGCAGGTGAAAAATATGCAGCGATTGGAACATCGCAAGGTTTATTTTTATATTATGGTAATGATTTTTATGACATCTCACCTTTAGATACAGCTATCACTGGAGGCACTTTAACAACTACTAATGGATCTAATGTTGTAACTATAAATAAAGGATCGCATGGATTAAAAGTTGGACGATACGTAACTCTTTCTGGAGTCACGGTTACAGGTGCATCTGATTTTACACCAGCAGAATTACAACAATCATATGAAATATTAAGTGTTCCTGACATAGATAAATTTACCGTCCAAGCTTCAAGAAATGAAGGTGCTTCAGGTATGACTGCTGCAGGCGCAGTGACCGTAAATCCATACGTTGAAGTTGGACCAACAACTCAAACGACTGGTTATGGGTGGGGTACATCTACATGGAATGTTGAAGCTTGGGGCACTGAACGATCTACAAGTGATGTAGTTCTAGCTCCAGGAAACTGGAGTCTTGATAACTTTGGTCAAGTATTAGTTGCAACTATATTTGATGGTAGAACTTTTACATGGAATGCAGGTGCATCAAATCCTAGAACAATTAGAGCGTCGCTAACCACGTCAGGTTTTGCAACGGGTAACAATCCTACCGCCACTAGATTTACATTAGTTTCAGATCGAGATAGACATTTATTTCATTTTGGAACTGAAACAACTATCGGTGATCCAACAACACAGGATCCAATGTTTGTAAGATTTTCTAATCAAGAAGATTTAAATACGTACACACCAACTTCTACTAATACAGCAGGTACGTTTAGACTAGACACTGGTAATGAGATAAGAGCAGCCATTCAAGGTAAAGATTACGTATTTGTAATAACTGATTTAGCTGCTTATGTAATTCAATTCGTAGGTCCACCATTTACATTTAGTGTTAGACAAGTAGGTACGAATTGTGGATGTATCTCTCAACATGCAGCTGCATTCGTTAATGGTGCTGTGTTTTGGATGGGATCACAAGGTGGATTTTTTGTATTTGATGGTACGGTTAAATCACTGCCATCACTTGTAGAAGATTTTGTATTTACTACTGATGGAGATAATTTAGGATTAAACTTTAATTCAAGTGACGTTATTTCTGCAGGGGCTAATAATTTATATACAGAAGTAAATTGGTTTTATCCAAAATCTGGATCAGATCAAATAGACAGATGTGTAACCTATAATTATTCAGAAGATTGTTGGACAACATCGTCTTTAGATAGAACAACCTATCAAGATCAAAGTGTGTTTGATAATCCTTATGCTACAGATTATGGAGACACCGATACTCCTGTATTCCCTGACATCTTAGGAATTACAAATAAATATGGATCTAGTATTTACTATGAACATGAAACAGGCACAGACCAAGTTAATAGTACATCAACTACAGCTATTCCTGCATTTATTAAATCAGGGGATTGGGATATAACATCAAGACGTAGTGCTCTAGGCCAATCAACAGGTATTGTAGATTACAGGGGAGATGGTGAATTTTTTATGGCTGTAAGACGATTTATACCTGATTTTAAATATCAAGAAGGAAACGCTAAAGTAACTTTATTAGTTAGTGCATATCCAGACGATGTAGCTGTTAGCTCACCACTTGGACCCTTTACAATTACTAAAACCACTGATAAAGTAGATACTAGAGCTCGAGGAAGACTTGTATCTATTAAAATAGAAAACGATGGTACAGGTGAAACCTGGAGATACGGCACACTAAGACTAGACGCACAACCGGACGGAAGAAGATAATGGAATTTTTTTTTAATGTAAATACAGGTAGAATAGAACAAAGACCTATAGATCAAGGTATTCCATTTAAATCAATGGCTGAAATAGCAGCTGAAAATGCTAATTCAAATTTATTTGCTCCTTTAAATACTAATCAATTTACAAACTCTGTAGGGCCTTTTCCACCACCTTTAATGGCTGTTGCACCTATGGATGTTAACACAGGAATTTTAAGAAGCACTCCCGCTGGTAGATTTTTAGATAATGCAGGTCTACCACCAATTGATACTTCTTTTGGTGTTGCTAATGAACCAGATAGTGAAGAAGATGCAGATGAAGCAAGAAAAAGATCTAGTGGAGGGATAGCAAATTTATTTAGAGCCTTACTTGGTTTTGCAGTTCCAGGGGCTAATTTAATTTTAGGTGGTTTAGAAGGTATTAAATCTTTAAATCAAAGATTCCGTAACACTGATTTTGGTCGATCAACTAGTCTTGCAGATTATCTTCAAAGACGAAGAGATAGAAAAGCAAGAGAGCTAGCTGCACAAAGAGGAGCTGATAAACAAAGAATTCAAAAATTAAGAGAGTTTAATGAAAACGCTGGAAGATATTTTAGTGGAAATGATGGTAGTGACTCTGGTAGAGCTGGAGGTTTTGGACAAGGTGCAGGAGATTTTAGTCCTTCAGAACCAACAGCAACAGAAGGTAGTTTCTAATGGCTAAAGTAACAAACTACATACCTGAACCAAAACAGGAATACGATGTAGAAAATCAAAGACAAATATTAGAGTCTTTAACTACTTTGCAAAATCAATTAAATTTTTCTTTTCAACAAGATTTAAAAAATGAACAAGATGCATTTAATTATTTTTTATCATGAGTATAAATTACAAAAATCAAGGTTTTAAACAATCTGGCACAGCTAAAAGCACTATACTTACTTGTCCTACTGATGGAACAATTATAATTAAAAGTATATATTGTGCAAATAATGATGCCTCTTCTGGTATTTTAGTAAATATGAATTTTGTTGATTCATCTGATTCAAGCACTGAATATGAATTTTTTAGAGATGAAGTGGCTGCTAAATCGCAGGTAAACGCCTCACCTCAAAGCTTGAATTTAGAAGCAGGAGATGCTATAACTATACAAGCAGCTACAGGAAGTAATAAAATACAAGGCCTGATAAGTTATGCTTTAATAGATAGAAGGAATGAAAACGGATAATTTACCAAAGATCGATTGTACGACTATAACAACATATAGAAATACAAAGACTGGAGAAGTGTTTAAAGAAAAGAAAGAGGGCCCTGATATTGTAAAAGATGTTACCGTTCAGGTCACTAATAAAGGTTTAGAAATGTTTCAGAAAGTAATGAATAATGATAAAAGTAATAAGTAATGTTTTAACCACAGACGATTGTTTTTCTTTGTACTCAGGTTTAGTTGGTACAAATATGTGGAACTTAAATAGATCTAGCTTAAGTGGAGTTGGAGGTAGTTTTCCAGGAGTTAATTTAATAGAAGATGAAAAGATTGTTTACAATGATCAATACTGGATAGGCTATTTTAATTGTTTGTTTGATAGGTTAAACGTAAAATTACAAGAGCAACACAATTTTTCTTTGAAAAGAATTATAAAAAGACTTGCATTAAATGCAGCTAATGACAATCATTACACAGAGTTTCATCAAGATACCATAGAAAATTATTATAGTATTGTAGGATTCTTTACACCACAATGGGCTGAAGACTGGGGTGGAGAATTAAATATAGAAGGTAAAATCATTAAATATAATCCAGGTGATTTTATATTATTTGATTCTTGTAAATTACATAAATCAGAAAAAATTAAAAAAATACCATATTGGAGGACATCAGTAAGTTATGTTATTAAAAGTTCAAGAGCCTAAAGGCGGCACAGAATTACAATTTGACTATTTAAAAAAATACGTTGATAAAAGTTTATTAGACCAAGTGCAAATTTGTACCTCAGTGCCAGAAAAAATACCTTTGCATCCAACTAAACCAAACATACTTTGGCAAAAAAATTCTTATGATCAACCTAATCTAGCTCCATGGTTTAGTAATCCAGCTAATCATAACAAGTATGATTGGTATGTTTTTAACTCACATTGGACCTATGAAAAATTTAGATATAATTTTAATATACCTACTAATAGATCTGTAGTTATTAAAAATGGTATTGATAAAATAGAGCAAGCTAAACCATACAAAAAAGGTGAGCCTATAAAAATAATACATCAAAATACACCTTGGCGTGGTTTATCTGTATTATTAGGTGCAATGCAATTAGTAAAAAATCCTTTAGTTAGTTTAGATGTATATTCATCTACTGAAGTTTATGGTAAACAATTTTATGATCAAAACGATCATGAATATAAAGAACTTTATGAACAAGCAAAAAAATTACCTAACGTAAATTATATTGGATACAGACCTAATAAATACATAAAAGATAATTTAAAAAATTATCACATGTATGTTTATCCTAGTATTTTTGAAGAGACTTCTTGTATATCTTTAATTGAATGCATGGCAGCAGGTTTATATTGCATCGTCGATGACTTAGGTGCTCTATATGAAACAGGAGCAGAGTTTCCAATGTACGTACCTTATGATTCTAATCATAGAGCGTTAGCACAAAAGTTTGGCTTTGGTATAGAACAAGCTTCACATACATTAGATCAAAAACAAATACAGGATCACTTAGATTCACAATCCAGATACACGCATATTTATTACAACTGGAATAAAATAGCTATGCAGTGGACTACATTTTTAAAAGGAGTAATTAATGCAAAATCCGAATAAACCTATTTGGTTCAACGAAGATACCTATCAAACTATTAATCAATCTAATACAGGTGCTGAAGTAATAGATCTATCCGATCCTAAACCAGAAAGTAAATCACCTTATAAGATAATGGTATGTACTCCAGTGCATAGCGAAGTATCTATGCATTATTGTCAAGCAGTTTTAAAATTTCAACAAGATTGTATGCTTAGAAAAATATTAGTTAGTTTTACTATAATGAAATCATCTTTGGTAACACAAGGTAGAAACTTATGTGTAGCTGAAATGTTAAATCATGAAGATGGTTATACTCATTTATTATTTATAGATTCTGATATTGATTTTAATTTTCAAACTATAGAGACAATGTTAAAAGCTAATAAGGATGTCATAGCATGTCCTTACCCAATGAAATCATTAGACTGGGATAAAATATTTCAAGAAAAGGACAAAGCTAAAAATGCAGATCAATTAAAAAGACCTGGATATACTTTTCCAATTAAATTAGAAGATCAAAATCATATAGAATCTAAATTAGGTATTGTAGAAGCAACTCATGCTCCTACAGGGTGCATGTTAATTAAAAGAGAAGTATTAGAAAAAATGATGAAACATCACCCTGAGCTAGAAATATTTCAACCTACTAATATTAATGGTAAAGAGATTAAAAAACCAA